ACGGAGCATTCTGATGCATGGAACCTCTGCGGGTAGCCCTGTACCTCTTGGCACGTTTGGAGGGCTTGTCACTTTGGCAAGCCCCGATTCCCTGCCTGAAGGGTCATCGCCGCGCACGTATGACACTGATTATCTTGTCGGATCTGTCGGTACCCGTGACGGACTCAGGAACGTCTATTCTTTCAATAACTCCTCTGTTGGGCCAAGTCCTGCTACGGTAGCGCAGAATGTAACCACTATCGGCAATCCGTGGACAAACCCAACAAACATTCTTCTGAATGACGGCTCTTTTACTACGGTATTATGCGGATCGAATGTAAATGTACACGCTCAGCCGGAAACGGCAGCAGTTACGACAACCAATCCTCCTGGAGGATTAAACTCTGCGCTTGTCGGGCCATTCAACTCTCAGGTTATGGTCAATCCGACCGTGAATATTGTTGCTAACGGAACCTTTGGTGCAGGGTTGTTGGCTCAAGTAAATATCAACTTCGCCTATAGCGGAGGGTTTCTATCCGTAGCCTATACATTTACAGCAAACTTCTCGGGAACTTTCCCCATCACCATTCCTGCAACGGTAGATGTAAGCACTATCAAGATTCAGCTCACGGCCACCACTTTCAGTGGGCCAAGTGGAACAGTTTCGGCCAATATAACGCAGTGCTATATTCCTGTTCCCACTTTGGGGACAGATGACCTAAACACCACGCAGTACGGATTCAATCTACCTACCACGGCCTCAGTAACTGGAATTCAGGTTGATCTGACCGGTTATGGAGTAGGCGGTTCATCGGCAAGCCTTCAGCTGATGAAGAACGGCGTTCCGGTTGGAACTCCTAAAATCATTACATTGCCTGTTATATCGGGAGTTACTACTTTCGGGAGCCTTTCTGATACATGGGGAGCACCTTGGCTATACTCCGATATCAATAATCCGAATTTCGGCGTACAGATTACGGGTGTCGGCACGTTTACAGCAGAAGTCCTGCTTGATTACATCACCGTAACCATTGGAATTTCAGCCCAAAGTACCAATTTCAACTTCATAACCACCTTTGTTGCGCAAAATAAGGCAGTAAAGAATCTGGCGCTGGATGGAGACGGCAATCTATGGGTGGAAGATGTAACAAACAATCCCGGCGTCCTCAGTTTAGCCAGAGAGGGCATAACCCCTAACTCCTTTGCCGTTGGAGTCAACGGGCCAGATGTAGAGTATTTGGCGTTCAACGATGGGTTTACCGGATCTGATATTCCTCTTCAATACACGCCAAACTGGATTGACCGAATTACACAGGTAGGGCCCGCGGCTGCACCTGTATTTCAGGCTACATCGGCAGCGGCTACAACGTATTCCATTAACAACATCAGCCAACCGGCACAGCATGTATGGACGTTCGCCTTCGGGCTTCAATCTACCGGCCCCGGATCTAATACTCCCGGTAACGTCGTTACTCAATATTATGCAGACTCTACGCTTGTAGGTCCGGATACCGATCTTGTCAATGCCTTCAATTCTGGCAATCCAGTATATGTCTACGTCCAGAGCACGGCATCATCTGGTGGTGACACTGTTGGAGCTTTGCAAACGCCCTATACGGCTCTGGTTACGTCTGTTGGTCTCGGCAGACCGAACGGCCAGTCAAGAAACTTCTATTACTTTACGTATCAGGTAGCAGACTCTAAATTTGTATGGAATCCCGGACAACAGGGATACGCCGTAACCTACGAGCGTTCTCTTGCAACCATAAATATGAACGTTCCCGTACCGCTTTTGACGGTTGGGGATAACGTCATCATCTCCGGTAATACGGTTTCGGCATACAACACTACATGGACGATAAGCCAGTCGATCAACTCGGGGTCGATGGCCATCTCACAATCGTCTATAAACTCTTCAGGTGTCGCGACCTACTCTTACACCGTCGTAAGCGGTGCAAACCCCACAGCTGGGCAGCTAGTGACGGTAACGGGCACTCTAAACGCTGATGGTGCGCTAAATGTGGTCAATGTTCCGATTGCTACCGTCTCGGGTACGTCTACGGGCACGTTTACGGTCAACCTGCTGCCTGCTACAGCTTTTGGGCCTGAGGCAGAAGAGGGTCAGGCAATCACGGCAGGCACGATATTCGCCTTCGATCCCGGTATTTTGACTTTAGGTACAGGAACATCCCCGATCCACGGAACCGGCACGGGCGGGTCGCTATCAATTTCGGGTAGTGGTCAGGTTATCGGGTCAGGTACGCGGCAGGGTACGGTGTTCTTTATTACGCGGAATGGCCTGTGGACGTTCCCTGCGCCTCCGGTTATTTTTACGACGCCGGATAACACAACAACGATTAATGCTTCCAATATCCCCATTGGGCCACCAAACGTAATTGCCAGAGGGATTGCCTTCACGGAGGCAGGACAAAACGGTGTACCAGGTGCAAACTTCTTCACGATTCCTACGGACGTAGACTATACAGTCCAAAATGTTAACTATGTAGCTACGTCACTGTTTATTCTTGATAATACCAGTACCACGGCAAGCTTCACATTTACTGACTCGGTATTGTTGAACGCTACAGCTATTGATATTCAGGGATTTAACCTGTTCAACAACATTGAGATAGGTAATCCCGGATGGATCGTGCAATATGACTCCAGAAACTTCTATGGACTCTGCCAAAACAGGGTGCAGAATTTCAACAACCTTAGCTTTGATGGTGGATACCTTCCTACTGTTCAGCTTATTCCTCTGGGCTGGTCTGTACCTGATTTGTATGGTCAGCTTCAAGTGTCTCCTATCTTTGGTGATTCGTATTACATCAAAAACACCTCGGGCGGGACATTAGCTACCGCAGGTCTGATATCACAGACTGCTTATCTTGATGCCTACCAGCAGCCTATCCTGAACGCAAATACAGCTTATTCGGTGCGAGTAACGGCCAGAATACCCTCGGGAAACACGAATGGAAACCTGGTAGTACAGCTTTCTGCGGCTGGAGTAATCTACGGAACCTTTACTTTGCCGTTCTCTTCAATGACGTCAAGTATGACAATTTTCTCGGGAACCTTATTAGTTAACGAGTTCGCTACCGTTCCTCCGTCGTTGATACTCAGCCTGTTCGCCTCTGCTATTGGAGTAAATGCTGACGTAGAGGTTGATCGTATTGAAATCTTCCCCACCGCCATACCCGTTCTAACGACAACGGTTTACGGTTCTTATGCCAACGACCCTGAACAAGTTGATGCCATCAGTGGTGCGGTGAAGTTTATCTCTGAGAATATTCAGCCGGTAAACGGTGCCGTGGTGATGTACGACACCTTCTACGGGCTAAAAGAATCATCCATGTATTCACTGCAAAGTTCTCCCAACCTGGAGCCCGCACAATGGAACGAACCTGAAGTTGCACAGAGGGCAGGATCTTGCGGAATCGATGCCTATGATTTCGGGGAACAGTGGATTGTCGAAGCTTGCAGAAACGGAATCTATCTCTATGAAGGTGGATTGCCGGGTAAGATCATGCAGGAAATCTATCAGGTGTGGGATTCGCTGAATTGGACGGCCAAACAAAGTATCTGGGTACGCAATGATGTAAAGAAGAGGCGCCTATTCGTTGGCGTGCCAATGCCTACACCGAACTTCTGGCTGCCAAATGCTTCAGTCAATGCCAATCCGACTGAACCTAACGTAATTCTTATGTGCAACTATCAGGGCCTGGACAGCGGAGAAGAGATTAAGGCAGAAAAGTCGCTCCACGTTACGATGTTTGGAACACTGGAAGCTGGCGACATGCGTAGAAAGTGGTCTATCTGGCAAATACCCTCTCCCTATGCCGCATTGGTAAAAACTTCCACAGATGAGGAAATTTATATCTGCAACGGCATCGAATCGAGCAAGATTTACAAACTAGATCCCACGATTTCTACGGACGATGGAGTTGCAATTAGCTCCCTTTATACGACTTACGGGTTTGTGAATCCTGCAAAGATCAATAACTTCCCGATGCTTGGTTTCTTCCGCAAGCGGTGGCAGTATCTGACTATGACGGCCTTCTCTAACAGCTCTCAGAACATGGCTGTACGGCTTCTCCTGAATACGCTTATTGGCCCAAATGATTCTACGGTTGGATACAATGCGTGGAGCGTACCGGGTGGATTCAATCTAAAACCGGTGGCCCTCAATGATTGCGAGGCTAGCCTAAATACTGTGGCTACAAGGACTTTTGTTGAGTTCTCGGGCAATGACTGGACGCTAAGCAACTTCGTTATGCGCGGGGTTAAAGATGCATGGAATCAACTGCGTGGGTTGAAAAGTTAGTATAATCAATAACATGAAGACATATGTTATGTACAATTCGGTATCTGGTAAGTACTATGTTGGACAAACCTCTTTATCCCTAAAAGAGCGATGGTATTCCCATTTTGCTTATGCTAAATACCATTTGAACATGGTCATCAGTCGAGCCATTATTAAGTATGGCAAAGATGCATTCGAGATGATCGAACTAGGTGAATATTCCAGCCAGGAAGAATTGAATAGGGCTGAATCCCTGTGGATAATTCTATTGGATTCAACTAATCGAGATAAAGGCTACAATCTAGCGGCTGGCGGCAATGGATGGGGCAGACGGAGCCAAGCTCAACGAATTTCCGCCTCAGAATTGAGGCGTGGCCGAAAAGCAACAGAGGCCCAAATGAAGGGACTCAGGATTGGGTGGGAGTTAGGCTTTAAACCTACCGGCCCCTTGTCTACTGAACATAAGGAAAAAATAAGTTTAGCTTTGCGTGGGAGGGTTCCACCTCCTGAATTTGGCCGTAAAGTTTCGGCTGGAAAGAAGGGCAAGCCAATGCATCCAAACGCCCTTGCTAACTTGCGCAAAGGACCTGGATCGGCAGATCATCAAGTTCTTTGCGCCGCACAGAAGTTGCGGAGAGAAAAGGAACGGCAGGAAAAGACGTGATAGGCGGAAATGACTTACTGACGGAGATAGAGTCTAAATGGCCTCGCTTGGGGCTATATCTTCGTTCGTCCGTTCTACCTGCTATCAACACTGTTGCGAGAAATGCCGGGGTTTCTGCAGATGGATTTGTACCTCCTCCCGATCCTCCACAAGGTTTGATAGTCAACAAGCAGGGAGACGAGCATCTCCAGGTTACAGTGCAACATACAAGTCCACTACAAAAGGGTGTCGAATACTTCACGGAGGTGGATACAAGCCCGTCCTTTACTCAGCCGAGAGTAGAGCATCATGGTGCAAGTCGTTCTCCTGTAAGTACTTTCTTTCTTCCAACCAACGATAGTCTAGGAAATCCTCACACGT